TAATAAGCTGGTAATGGTTTTAAGAAAAGGAGTTCTTTACTCGGATCAATATCAACTGGATGGAGATGCAAATCTTGAGCCATTCTACGAGCGTTTCGAGAATCGTCTTGCTGGTTGGGCAGCAACATTTGATGTCTTTGTGAGGAATGATATTGATATATGTTAGCAGAGAAATACTTAAGAGATGAATTGAATAAGTTTGCAAAGTATGTGATTCAGCAAAGCAGAAGCAACTTAACTAAAGGCAAAAAGAACGCTTCTAAGGAGCTATACAATAGTTTGGGGTATGAGGTATCCCAAAGTGCAAAAGAAACGTCTATGGCTTTTAAAATGGCTGATTACGGAGATTTTGTAGATAAGGGTGTTCAAGGAAAAGATAAAAGCATTAAAGCTCCAAACAGTCCATATAAATTTGGTAGAAAGACTGGAAAGAAAGGTGGATTGACTAAGGGCATTGATAAGTGGGTGCGTAGAAAGGGGATACAGTTCAGAGATAAGAAAGGAAGATTTTTGAGTTATGAGCAAACTTCTTTCATTATAACAAGAAGCGTTTACAGCACTGGAATAAAAGCGAGTATGTTTTTTACAAAGCCATTTGAGAGGGCATTCAAAAGACTTCCAGATGATCTTGTAAAAGCTTATTCAATAGGAATAGAAAAACAGATACAAATAAATTTAAAAGAGAAATAAATGTCAAAGATTAATGCAAGAAGTCCGTATTACGTGAATATATCTGCAACAAATTTAACGCAAGTTGATATGGAATTGTATGTTTATACTGGAACGCAAACGACAGACAGAAGTAATTTGTTTCAATTGACTTCATTTGCTATAACAGAAAATGTAACATTTGAGATCGGAGAGATTGTAAGAGATTATCTGCTACAGACTTTTGATGGAGATTACGAAACCTTAAACGTTTGGGTTGATTATAGAACAAAGAATTACATTTCTGGAGTAGCTGGTAGCTTCTCAAGTTATACTCAATTAACTGGTTTTGATGGTTATGGATATTATGAAGATGAAGCCAATCCACAAAATGATTCTGGACTTTTACAAAGCAACAATATTGTTGTTAAACTTGATGATGCACCAGCAGTTATTCCAGTTGATACTTCAACAGCAAATCAAGTAACTTATGAGCTTAATGGAGAGCTGGTATATACTAAAGCAATAAGCAGTAGCTTAGAAAGTGATGAGCAGATTGAATACGTAACTAATGGAATTAATGGTGCAGATGAGTTTGAAAATAGAGTGATTCAAGATGGAGGAACTTTTGAGGACAGTTCATGTTTGCAAGATTTTGTAGATGATTTTACTTTATTTGATTTTGATACTATTTATATTGATACAGATAATGGAGTTATAAAGCTAACAGTTGATAATATCCAGGAGTGCAAATATCAACCATTCAAGATTACTTTTGTAAATAAATTTGGAGCTCTTCAAGATATATGGTTTTTTAAGAGATCAAATGAAACGCTAAGCACAAAGGATGAGAAATTCAAAAGAAATATCATTGTCAATGGAGCTTATGATACAAGCAGACATCAAGAAAAAATCTTAACAAAGAATGGAAAGGAAAAGCTAACTTTAAACACTGGCTTTTATCCAGAGGAATACAATGAGGTTTTCAAACAGATGCAACTTTCAGAAGCTTGTTGGATTGAGATTGAAAGCAAAACTCTTCCTATTAATATAAGCGGTGGAAGTTTCTCTTATAAAACAGTTCTTAATGATAAGTTGATTAATTATACGATTGATATTGACTTTGCTTTTGATACAATAAACAACATACGTTAATGCAGATAATTGAGTTATACATAAGAGGATACAAGCGGTACAATGGTTCTGGATTAAGCTTAGTAGCAAACCAGTTAATAGATGAAAGTGGGAATTTTAGCTCAACTATTGAAGTAGGAGATTTTGTAACTAACTTAAGCAGTGGAGAGATTGCAAAAGTTACTGCTGTTGTTAGCGATACAGAGCTTACGCTATCAACAAGTTTATTTACTCCTCTTTCTTTAACTGAGCCTTATAGAATTACAAGCGATTATTTTAGAGCAGACCTTTTTGAGGATGAAAGCATAAGCATCACAGATAGTTTGTTAAATGTAAAAGATATTGGGAAAGTCTTTACTCCGTTTAGCCAACAGTTTAATCTTCCAGCATCTAAGCTAAACAACAAGCTTTTTAGACATTATGAAAATTTAAGTATTGAAAATAGCTTTGATGCAAGATACAGACACGATGCGATAATTAAGTTAAATGGAATAGACTATAAAAAAGGAAAGATTCAATTTAAAAGCGTTTCATTAAAAGACAATAAAGCTCATGCTTATAAAGTTGTTTTTTATGGAGATGCTGTTGAATTAAAAGAAGTTCTTGGAGAAACAACTCTTGCTGGATTGAATTATCCAGATAGTTTAAACTTTGATTATACAAAGCTCAATATTGAGAATCTCTTTACTGCTGAAGATAGTGCTATTGAAACATCTTTTGGAAGCACAAATATACTTGTGCCTAATATTCATCACAGTAAAAACATGAGATATTCAAACTCTGGATATCAAGACAATGCAACTGGAACTGGACTTATATGGACAGACTTGAAACCAGCAATAAGATGTAAGACAATTATTGATGCAATAAGTAATACGTTTCCTCAAATTAAGTTAAAAGGATTTTTTAACTCGACAAGCTTTAAGGATGTTTTCATGTGGATGCACAGAAATGAGGGGTATATAACTAACGCAGAAGAGGGTGGAGATACTTTTATTTTAAGGAACAGATTCAGACATCAAGATGACGATCCAATAGGATTTAACTTTAACAGTATTACTTCATCTTATGGATATACTGATGATCCGAGAAGTATTGTCATTGAGCAACCAGGATGGCAAAATCAATACGTTGCAAGAGTTGATATAACAACAGGCACAACAGAAAGCTACACAGTTAGAATACTTAAAGGAAGCACAGGGTATGTTTATACAGAACAAAATCATCAAAATCAAACTTCGACAAGCACAACTGCTGTTATAGATTATAACTTAACTCCAAGCCAATACTTAGATTTAATAATTGAAGTAGAAGCAGAGAATACTATCTCATTAACACAATCTTTAGTAATAAGGAGAAAGTTCAGATCTTTTCCGAGTGATAATGCGTGGTATGATTTATATGAAGCGACTTATACTCCAGCTTCATCAACAGTTGATAAAACTTTTGAAGTAGCAAAGCAGATGCCTAAGATGAAAGTAATGGACTTTTTGAGTGGGTTATTTAAAATGTTTAACCTTGTTGTTTTTAAAGATGGAGATGAAATAAACGTACAAAGAGCTTCATTCTTTATGAATATAGGCACAAGCTATGACATAACTAAATACGTAGATATGTCAAGCTCCAGTATTGAAAGATTGTTCCAGTATAAAGAAATGGATTTTAAATTTAAAAGCAAGAAATCATTTTTAGTACAGTTTTCTGATGAAATTCAAGGAGTGCCATTTTCAGAGGAAAGCTATGGAGATAATGAGTGGGATGGAGGAATATATAAAGTTGAAATTCCTTTTGAAAAAATGATGTATGAGCGTTTAAGTAATGAAGATACTGGAGCTCAAACATTGATAGGTCAAGGTGCTTTCTTAGACAAAAAGTTTGAACCAACGATTGGTGAGCCATTGCTTTTCTGCATGGAATATCAAGCCAATACAAATAATGAACTTACAATTGGAGGAGTAGCTCCTGGAAATTACAGAAGACCGACTCAATTAACTTCATTTGATTGGGGTTTTGACACAAAGCTCCAGCTTAATTTTGGACTTGAAGCTGATGAATGGTTAGGAGAAATTCCAAGCCAATCGACTAACTTGTTTGAAGATGGTTATTTAGATTATGTTGAAACTGTTTTCAATAGAAAGTCAAGAATGCTCAAAGTATCTGCATACTTACCATTAAGCATAATAACAAAGTATAATTTAAACGACAAGTTTATAATAAACAACCAGAGCTTTCGGATCAATAGCATCAAGACAAATCTATTAACAAACAAGACAGATCTTGAGCTCTATAACAAAGATGAGTTTGTAAGTCAATTACAAAACGACCAAGTTGCTTATTTAGGAAGAGTAGCTCAATTAACAGAATCTGCAAAAGGAACTGATTTCATTACTGTTTCTTGGGATGCAGTTACTGGAGCGACTGGTTATAATGTTTATGTAAATGGAGGTCTATTCAGTGCAGAGCCGAATACGACAACTACATTGAAAGTTAATGGACTGGAAAGTGGATTCACTTATAATATATCAGTAAGAGTAAAATATAGTATTTCTGGGAATGATATCTTTTCTTTTGATACTGGAATAACTGCAACAACAACATGATAAAATTAATTTTAGACAGTTTAAAATACGTAAACGGAGAAACAGAAAACATCCGAATAGCAAAGGGAAAGCACAAGCTCCCAACAACTTTAAAAGAGGGATTTAAAGCACTTAAACAAGAAATGAGATGGCAATAGAAAAGAAAATAGTAATTGATGTAGATACAGTCAAAGCTGCTGGAGGTTTAGATAATCTCAAGAAAAGCTTAAAAGAAACTAATAAAGAAGTTGAGAACACAAGTGAATCTACTCAAGCTATGACAAATACGCTTGATAAGGCAACTGGAGGAGCGGTTTCAAAATTTAAAGCATTAAAAGGAGCTCTTGGGTCTGCTGTTACTGGATTTAAGAGTTTAAGAGTTGCCATACTTGCCACTGGAATCGGAGCTTTATTAATTGCGGTTACATCACTTGGACAAGCTTTCACAAGATCGGAAGAGGGACAGAATAAATTTGCTAAACTTCTTGGAGTTATAGGGAGCGTTACTGGAAATCTCTTGGACTTACTTGCTAATTTAGGAGAGGGTATAATCTCTGTTTTTGAAAATCCGAAAGAAGCTTTAATCAATTTTAAAAATCTGTTAGTTGAAAATATAACAAATAGATTCAAAGCCATTCTTGATACAGTTGGTTTTTTAGGCAGTGCAATAAAAAGCGTATTTAAAGGAGATTTTGATGAAGCTCTGGAATCAGCAAAAAAAGCTGGTAGCAGTTTTGTAGATAGCTTCACTGGAGTTGAGAACTCTATTGACAAGGCGTCCACTGCTGTTAAAAATTTCAATAAAGAAATCGTTGAGGATGCTAAAGCAGCAGCGAAAATTGCAGATCAAAGAGCAAGAGCAGAAAAACTTGCAAGAAACTTAATAGTTGAAAGAGCAGAAGCCGAGAGAAATATTGCAGAATTAAGAGAGAAAGCAGCAGATAAGGAAAACTTTACTGCTCAAGAAAGAATTGAATTCCTTAAGGAAGCTGGTGCAATAAGTGAGGATTTAGCAAATAAAGAAACAGAAGTTGCAAGATTAAGACTGGAAGCTAAACAGACAGAGAATGCTTTAACAAAAAGCAACAAAGCAGATCTTGATGAGGAAGCTCAATTGAAAGCCGACTTAATAAATAAAGATACGCAAAGACTTAAACTCCAGAAAGCACTTACTGCTGAATTAACGACAGCAACAAGAGAAGCAAACAAAACAACAAAAGAGGGTGCAGATAAGGATGTAATGACAGAAGAGCAGAAACAAGCTGCTATTGAGAAAATCCAACAAGATTACATCAAGAAAAAAGAGGACAGAGATGCCAATACAGAGCTTAAAAAAATAGAGTTAGAAGAGCAAAGAAAACTTGCAGAGCTTGAAAGATTGAATGCTACTGAAACTCAAAAGATGGAAGTAGAAGCATATTACAACCAGTTAAGAGATGAAGTAAGAGCAGCACAAAACGCTAAACAGTTAGAGGAAACAAAAAAATTAAATGAAGAACTTGCACAAGCAGAAACAAATCTCCAACAAGCTAAAGCAAACGCAATTCAAGGAGGTCTTCAAGTTATTGGAATGTTGGCTGGAAAATCAAAAGGAGTTGCAAAAACATTGTTAGTTGTTGAGAAAGGTCTTGCAATAGCTCAAGTAATTTCAAACGCTGCACGTGCAATAGCACAAGCAAAAGCGAATCTTGCTGCAACACCAGCAGTGATTGGTGTAGTTCCAAATCCAGCTTATATCATTCAAGCCGCTGCAACAGCAAAAGGAATCCTATCAACTAAATTAACCGCAGCAACTTCAATTGCAACTATTGCTGCACAAGCTGTCGCTGGTTTAGGCGGTGGCGGTGGCGGTGGAGGTGCAAGTGTTGGTGGATTGGGAGGAGCTGGTGGCGGTGCTGCTACTCAACCACAAGCTCCAAGCTTTAATATAGTAGGTGCAACAGAAACAAGCCAGTTAGCAGAAGCAGTAGGAAGCCAAACTCAACAGCCAGTTCAAGCTTACGTTGTTGCTAATGATGTTACAACTGCTCAAAGCTTAGAAAACAACATTGTTGAGGGTGCAACTTTATAAAGGCAAAAAAATAAATTAAAATTTATATATAGATATGAGAATTGTAGAACTTATCCTGGATGAAGAACAAGAGATTGGAATTGAAGCCATTTCTGTTGTAGAGAATCCAGCAATTGAAGAGGACTTCATTGCACTTAAAAGCCAAGAGTTTAAACTTGCAGAAATAGACAAAGAAAAGCGTATCTTGATGGGTGCTCTTTTAATTCCTAACAAGCCAATATACCGCAGAAACGGAGAAGATGAATACTATATATATTTCTCAAAGGATACTGTATTGAAAGCTTCGCAGATGTATCTCATGCAAGGAAAACAGAATAACTCAACGCTTGAACATCAATATCAAATAAACGGACTTTCTTTAGTTGAGAGTTGGATTGTTGAGGATAAGGTGCATGATAAGAGCGTGAAGTATGGAATGGACTTACCTTTAGGAACTTGGGTTGGAAGCGTAAAAGTAAACAATGATAAAATCTGGGAGGAGTTTGTAAAGACTGGAAAAGTAAAAGGGTTTTCAATTGAGGGATACTTTGCAGATAAAATGGAAAGACCAAAAGATAAGACTCTTGGGGATTTTAGCAGTGATTTAATACTGCAAGAGATTGAGGAATCAGAAGCAGAATATTTATTGAAAGAGATAAAAGCTATCATCAAAAATGATAAGAGAACAAAATCTGGAAAGAAAACAATTCTTGAGAGTTATTCTGATTATCCAAGTGGAGTAAAAAATAATGCAAAGAGAGGTCTGGAGCTTAATGAGAAAGTAAATAATAAATGTGCAACTCAAGTTGGGAAAGTTAGAGCTCAACAATTGGCTCAAGGTAAGCCAATAAGCGTTCAAACAATAAAGCGTATGTATTCTTATTTGTCAAGAGCAGAGGAGTATTACGATGAGGGGAATACAAAAGCATGTGGAACAATCTCTTATCTTTTATGGGGTGGTAAAGCTGGCAAACGCTGGGCACTTAGCAAATTAAAAGAATTGGATTTGATTGATCTTGAAGCTCCTTGTCAAGCTGGATACAGACAATATGGAATGAAGATGAAGAACGGAAAATTAGTACCTAATTGTGTTCCAATAAAATGAGAAGATTTAAAAAATTTATAACTCCTGGAAAGTCATCTCCAAAGGGAAAGAGAAGAGCTTGTTTGTGCGAGGACAATACTTATTCAACTAAATGTTGTGACGGAAGCTTAAGAGCTCAAGGTATTGGAAGCATAACAAGATTAGCAGATTTTTTACTTCAAGAAGATAGGAGTTTCATATTACAAGAAAATAATTCTAAAATAAAGTTATAATGGCAGACAAAAAAATAACTGAATTAACTGGAGTATCTTCATTAACTGGAGATGAAAATCTGGTTGTTGTCCAAAGCTCAAGCACAAAGAAAGCTACTGTAAATGATATTATAAACTATTTAGTATCAACTCATATAACTGTATCAAGCGGAGAAACTGTAAACTTATCAGACAGTCAGTATGCAGATGTAAAGCTTGTAAAATTAACTTGGAGTGGTGCAAGTGGAAACATGACTTTAAATCTTCCAAGTGCATCAAGTAGCACAAACAGAGCAATACGATTCATTTCAAATGGAGGGTTTAATACCAATACAAGAGTTTATCTAACACCGAGTGGAAGTGACACTTTAGATGGATCTACTGACTATTATGAAATAAACAAATCTTACGAGGGGATATATGTTTGGAGTGATGGAAGTGAGTGGTTTATCATCCAGAAAAAAGCTTAAAAATGCAAATTAATTTTTTAACACTTATATATTAATATGAACACGAACGATATGATCGAGAAAATCAAAGACGTTCTTAACTTATCAACAGAGGTTAAGTTAGAACAACAGACGTTAGAAAACGGTGCTGTTTTAGAAGCAGAAGCGTTTGAATCTGGTAACGAAGTTTTTATTGTTACAGAAGACGAGAAAGTTGCTGTACCTATTGGAGAGTATGAGCTTGAAGATGGTAGAGTGCTTGTAGTAGCAGAAGAGGGTTTGATATCTGAAATCAAAGAAGCTGGTGCAGAAGAGGAAACTCCAGAAGCAACAGAAGAAGAGGTTGAAGAAGTTGAAGCTTCGGAAGAAGTAGAGCTTGAAGAAAAAGAAGAAGAGCTTGGATACGCTACTAAAGAGGAACTTGCAGAGGTAAAAGAAATGATTGAGGAAATCAAAGCAATGCTTGAGCCAAAGGAAGAAATGAGTGCAGAAGATTTGGGGAATCTAATTACAGAGGAACTTGCAAAGCATGAAAGAACTGAATTAAGCGAAGTTCCAGAAGATGTACAAGCTGAACTCAATGAGCCAGCAGCAGAGCCAATCAAAGCAAATCCAGAAAATAAAGCTTCTGTGAATTTAAACAGATTAGCTCCAAAAAGACCAACAACAATTTTAGACCGAGTAATTAACAAAATAAATCAATAAATTAAATGGCAACAACAACATCAATTACAACAACTTACGCTGGTGAGTTTGCTGGTAAATACATCAGTGCAGCTTTACTAAGCGGAGAAACACTTAGCAATGGTGGAGTAGAAATCAAACCAAACGTTAAGTTTAAAGAAGTAATCAAAAAAGTTTCAACTGATGCAATCTTAAAAGATGCTACTTGTGATTTTGATCCTACTTCTACAATTACATTAACAGAAAGAATCTTACAACCAGAGGAGTTTCAAGTAAACTTACAATTGTGTAAGAAAGATTTCCGTTCTGACTGGGAAGCAATCGAGATGGGTTATTCTACATTCGACCAACTTCCTCCATCATTTTCTGACTTCTTAATCTCTCACGTTGCAGAGAAAGTAGCACAGAAAACAGAGCAAAACATCTGGGGTGGAGTAAATGCTAACGCTGGAGAGTTTGATGGATTTACTGTTCTTATGGCAGCAGATGGAGATGTTAATGATGCAGTAACTTCTGAAACTGCTTTTACAGCAGCAAATATCACAACAGAAATCGGAAAATTGGTAGATGCTATTCCAAACAGCGTTTTATACCAAGAAGATTTACACATCTATGTTCCTAACAATGTTTATCAACTTTACTTACGTGCTTTAGGAGGATTCCAATCTGGTGGGGTAGGTGCTAATGGTTATGACAATAAAGGAAACAACCAAGCATTAAGCAACTTGCTTTTTGATGGAATCAAAATCTTTAGAGCTCCTGGAATGCCAGCAGACCACATGGTTGCTGCACAGAAGTCAAACTTATTCTTTGGTACTGGCTTGTTGTCAGATTCTCAAGAAGTTAAGGTTATTGACATGAGCGACGTAGATGGAAGTCAAAACGTAAGAGTCGTAATGAGAGCAACCGCTGGTGTTCAGTATGGTATCGGTGGAGACATCGCTCTTTATACACTTGCATAATTAAATTAATAACTAACAGAAAAGAGGGGTGGGGAATATCCCTACCCTTTTTTATTTTAAAAAACTAAAAATATGGCATGTGCAGTAACAAGCGGTCGCTCTTTACCTTGTAAGAATAGCGTTGGAGGTCTTAAGACAATTTACATTCTTGACTTTGACCCAACGATTGCTGCTCTTTCTGATACATCTGGAACAATTGATTTGACAACTGGAGGAGATTTCTTTAAGTTCGATATCAAAGGTAACAGTTCTTTGGAAACAGCAGTAAACAGTTCACGAGAGAATGGAACGACTTTTTATGAAACAACTTTAAACATTACTTTTACTTTCCTTGATGTAGCAACGCAAGAGCAAATCAAACTTTTGAATGCTGGTAGAGCTCATTACGTAGTAGAAGATTACAATGGAAATCAACTGTTAATCGGACATAAGAACGGTGCAGAAATTACTGGTGGTACAATCGTAAGCGGTGCAGCAATGGGTGACCTTTCTGGGTTTACTTTAGTTGCAACAGCTCAAGAAGTAGCTCCACCATACTTTGTAAGCAACTTGCAAGAGGATGCTACACAGATAGATCCAGACCTATAATTTAGAGCAAATTAAAGGGTATATTCAAGGGGTTATCTTAATCGGTAACCCTTTTTTTATGCTTTTAATTTATTTGATTTAAGGGCAATTTTAAGCGTTTTACGAGTTGTTATGCTCTCTGTAATATAGGTCTATTAAAAAACCGAGTTCTTTGAACTGACGAAAAACCCTTCTTACAAAATTATGTAAAATACTTATTACATAAATTCCATAAATATCAGTGTTTTTGCAATTCTCATGCAAAATATTTCTTTTTTGTTTATATATTAATATGAAGTTAATTGGAACAAGTGGAAGTAAATCTTTTAAGATAATTCCAAGAGAATACATTACTGGTAGCATCACTGTAAATTTAAAAAGTGAGAGCACTGGATCAAATATAAGCATAACTCCAACAGCTTCAACAGACAGAAATTACTCAACTTTTACAGCAGATTTTGGAACGCTAACGGAGGGAGATTTCTATACGTTGGAAGTAAAGAATGGAAGCTCTGTAATTTATAAAGACAGAGTATTTTGCACAGACCAAACAATTAATCAATCCAACAACGATTATTACTCTGTAAATAATGGAGAGTATGTCCAGGAGGATAGTTATGACAACGATTACATAATATTATGAATGATTTAAGAGTAGTAAATCTAAGCACATATACCAGTCCAGAGATTGTGGAGAAATCCAATAAAGAGTGGGTTGCGTATGGAAACGACAATAATTATTTCCAGTATCTTATTGACAGATACAATGGAAGTCCAACAAACAATGCTATTATCAACGGAGTATCGGAGATGATATACGGAAAGGGATTGGATGCTTTAGATTCAAACAGAAAGCCAGAGCAATACGCAAAGATGATTTCTTTATTTCACAAAGATTGTGTAAGAAAGCTCTGTTATGATTTAAAGCTTATGGGTCAATGCTCCATGCAAGTGATATACTCAAAGGACAGAAAGACTGTTGCAAGAGTAGAGCATATCCCAGTGGAGAACTTGAGAGCAGAGAAGTGCAATGAGAAAGGAGAGATTGAAGCGTATTACTATTCAGATAACTGGAGTAAAGTAAAGAGAGCAGATGATTGCACAAGAATACCAGCTTTTGGTTATTCAAATGAATCAATCGAGATTGTATATGTAAAACCGTATCGAGCTGGATACAAATACTATTCCTCTCCAGATTATCAAGGTGGACTTCAATATGCAGAGCTTGAGGAGGAGATTAGCAACTATCATCTCAATAACATACTTAACGGTTTAGCACCAAGTATGCTAATTAATTTTAACAATGGTACACCTAACGCCGAAGAGCGACAAATGTTAGAAAACCGCATCTATTCTAAGTTCAGCGGTAGTTCTAACGCGGGTAAATTCATTCTTGCGTTTAACGACAATCCAGAGAGTGCAGCAACTATTGAGCCAATCCAGTTAAGTGATGCTCACAATCAGTATCAATTTTTATCAGACGAGAGCGGTAAGAAAATAATGGTAGCACACAGAGTAGTTTCTCCAATGCTTCTGGGAATTAAGGACAGCACTGGACTTGGAAACAATGCAGAAGAACTCCAAACTGCAAGTACTTTAATGGATAACACTGTTATTAGACCATTTCAGACGCTTTTGATTGATGCGTTTGACCAGATATTAGCTTACAACAATATAGCTCTTAAATTGTACTTTAAAACGCTTCAACCACTTGAGTTTACTGATTTGGATAACGTAGTTGATAAGGAAACAAGAGAAGAGGAAACTGGAGTTAAATTAAGCAAAGAGCTTCCAGATGAAATGGGAAGTGATATTGCAGATGCTTTGATTGAGCTCGGAGAAGATGAAGAGGAGCTTTTAAAGGACTTTGATGTTATTGATGAGCGTGAGGTAAGTTATGAGCATGAAGAGGAGCTTGATGAAGTTATAACTGATTTAAACAAGCCAGAGGAAAAGAGTTTGCTTTCTAAGATTTGGAGTTTTGTAAGCACTGGAAGTGCAAAGCCATATCAAAAGAGTGATCAAGATGGAACTTCTAAGCAATCAAGAGAAGAGGGAAATGAGTTTCTTGTAAGATATATGTATGCACCAGCAACAACAAAATCAACTTCAAGACAATTCTGCTCAAAAATGGTAAGTGCTAAGAAAGTTTACAGAAAAGAGGACATTGTTGCAATGGAGAAAAAAGTTGTAAATAAAGGATTCGGAAAAGGTGGAAGTGATACTTATTCTATTTGGCTTTATAAAGGCGGTGCAAGATGTAATCACAAATGGTTTAGAAAGACTTACGTTAGAAAAGAGGGTGCTAAAGGACTCGGAGATGCAATAAGCACAACAGAAGCCAGAAAGAGAGGGTTTAAGCCAGAAGCAAACGCACAGAAAGTTCCAGTTGCACCAAAGGATATGAAGTATAAAGGATACACAGCAGAGTATTGGAATAAAATGAAATTTAAAAACTAATGGCAACAGCACTATTCATAAGCAGAACAGATCTTGTTAAGAACTCCATCATTGATGGAAATACTGACACGGACAAGTTCATACAATTTATAAAAGTAGCACAGCAAGTTGAGGTACAGAATCTTCTTGGAACTGATTTATACAATAAGATAAGTGCTGATATCATTGCAGATACTTTGTCTGGAGATTATCTTGATCTTGTAAATAATTATGTGCAACCGACATTGATTTGGTTTGCTCAAATGACATACATTCCTTTTGCTGCTTATCAAATAAAAAACGGAGGAGTGTTTAAGCATTCAAGCGAAACTGCCCAGAACGTAGAAAAAAACGAAGTTGATTATTTAGTATCTAAAGCAAGAGAATACGCTAACTATTACTCAACAAGAATGGTAGATTACTTGAGTTTTAATCACAGTAAATTTCCAGAATATAGAAGTAACACAAATGAAGATATTTCTCCAGATACTGACACAACGTTTAATGGTTGGGTTTTATGAGATATAAGGTAAAGAAAACAAATCTTACAAAGCTTCAAAAGTATATTGAAGTAATAAAAAAAAGTAAGATTAACATGAAAAAAATAAATCATGACAAATCCTAAATTAGCATTAATACCAAGCG